GATCAATGCACTAGGGGAGCTGCTGAAACTTGGTCAGCTGCTTCCTTGGAAGCTAGGTCGCACACGTGCGAGCCTGCAACCGGAAACCTTCGAGGGATTGACTCGGTGGCTCCTTGAGCACACAAGTCCATCCCATATCCATGTCATGCATGGAAAGAAGGAATTTACCTTAAGTAAATTACTGTCTCTGAGAGAGTCAATGGTGATTAACGGAATCCGTCGGCACCTAGAGCTTCCCTCACACTCTGAATGCAGGCATCGCATTGCGATGTTCTGCAAAAGAAGAGATGATAAGATAGCGATTACCGTGAAGTCCATGATTTACACAGTATGGCTAGCTTATGGTCAGTAGTGAATATTGATTTCCTCGAGAAATTTTCAAAACACATCGCAAAGCAATGCTTTGTGTATGGAATTGATAAATTCACGAAAGACTGGAAAAAGTACACAACTGCAATGCAGAATGAACGATTCGAGTCCGCCGTAGAGGAAGGTATTATGTATAAAGATCTCAACGATGATCAAGTGGAAATCAAAAACCTCGTAGAAGCTTGCCGAGGTATTGATAGTACCGGAATCTTTGAAACCGATGAACAGAAACTCTGGGAAATATCTTGTATTTCACAAACCAGAACACTGCCCCCACCTGGTTCAAAATCACGTAGAGACAAAACAATGGAATTCATAGACTCAATGTCAGAAGCCAATGACTTCGACAAAGAGAAATACAGCAAGGCTTTCCAACTTGGGAAGATCTGCGCCGACTTCACCTCAACGAGGATGGAGAAGACGAAGACCGGCAGGATAACAGACATGCATCTGTCACTTGCAAGCGGAGCTAGCTATGAATATACAAGGGAAAACGGAGGTAAATGGAATATCATTAAGAAAGGAGAGCCTTTCTATGAATTTCTCCAAACCCCGTGTAGTGAGGTATTCGAAGAACTCGAAGGAGACCTTAGGGACCCATTTGGGAACCTAGTATGCAAGGCATCTGATGGTCTCAACGAGGTCTGGCGTGCAGCCTACCTAACCGAACCAATACAATATTGGCAAGCGATGAGCTTTGCGGAAGATATCGAGCCTTACTTTTCCATGCAAGATGAATACTATTACGGAATTGACTGCCGCTTGGGCAGGTTAATGTTCGTATTTAGTAAAATAGAAAAGATGAAGAGTGACAACTCGTCCATGTACCCAAGAGCTAAAGTAGCTGTGGTAACTGAACCGGGTTGCAAAATCAGACCAGTCACGGCAGGCGAGACTTGGCTGAATCTCTTCTTATCTCCTGCAGGTCACTTCTTCAAGGAACACCTTGAGAACTTACCCGGGGCCCGAGTAGGGCTTGTGGAAACTGACCATCTATGGCGGTTCGGGCTTTCCCATTACAACCATTTTGGTGAGAATACACCTAAGGAGAATAAATGGATTTCATCATCAGACCTAACGTCAGCCACTGATCGAGCAAGGCACGATGTATCTAGAGGACTCCTCTGTGGATACGCTGACGGGCTGTATAATGCAAAACTAATAGACAGCGGAACAATGAAGTACCTCAAGGAGGCTTCGTCATTGCTCTGCAGTCCAAGGTTTCTTACCTATTCGGCATCCCAAAGGGAAATCAGGGACTACCCTGAGAGCCTAAGGAAGAAACTTATATTTGGCGAAAAGAGAAAAACCAAGTCTGGGAGAACCATGCAGAGTGTGTCATGGGCTACCAGTGTGGGTGTCCTCATGGGAGAACCACTGACTAAGTGTCTCTTAACGCTATCAAGCATGGCATCCTGGATCGCAACGCGATACCGGTTCAAGACCCTTGAGGATGTTGAGCTTGGTGAATATTATAGGAGAAAACACGACAGAGACTTCAAGAGAAGCACTGTTAGATTATTCTACTGTGCTGGCGATGACCACACAGGTGTTGGGAAACTGAAAGATCTCAAGCAAATACCCAAATTCCAAGAGAGTATGGGTTTTGAGATATCTTGGGACAAATACCGTATTTCCAGGAAATACGTGCATTACTGCCAAGATTTCGGTTTCCATCCTAACATTAAACCAATGGTTTATCAGGATTCTCCAAGATTAAGACTTCTTAACCAGTTTAGGAAAGAAGGTGCACGAGATAATTTCGAAACACCAGATCCTATTCCGGGAAAGATAAAAGATATGGAAAGGAGGCTAAGGTTCTTTAGAGAAAACTCCAATGGAGTACTCAAAGATCTGTCAGAAATTCTGTCAACGTCTGTACCACTGGTACTAAGACATCTTATGCCGTCTTTCTTCGAAAAGAAAGTCCTTAAAGATCCTAAATCCTATCTTCCAACATGGTTGGGAGGCATGGGAATCCCACTCGGTGAGATGGGATGGAAATCTCCAGGGACCTTCAATACTAACCATCTCGGACCAGAAGCAATGCTTTATGCTGCACAATTTGTGGAGTACAAAGGCCTTGACGAATTCACAAAGGTGAATATCTGGGAGAGAGGTATAACTCAACATGTTAACGCTATAAACGTAATGAAGAATATCGGTGTACCCGAAGAGGAAATCCTCACAGGGGAACAAGCCTTTGAGAACATAAGGCAGGTCCTCGATGACAAG